CAGCGTGAATGCCATACTTAGAGGCTTGGCCCGTGTCGTTAATTACAATGCCAGGGGAAGTTGCTCCTTTAACTTCTAAGGCTACGTCAGAACCATAATCAGGGCTGGGTGAGGTCGTATTAATTCCCACGTTCTGACCAGCAATACTCAAGGCCGCACTAAAGGAATCGTCTTTTGCAGCAATAAAATCTATTCTAGCATCTTCACTGCTATTAGTAACATCTGTTGCAGCTACCTCTATTCTAGCAAAAGTAGATAAGTTCCCTGATGCATCGTCCATTTTAAAAAGTATTTGACCCATAAGGTCATCATCTTCTGGGCTGGCCCCATCTCTAGCAAGGGTCAATACTGGACCAGCAGTTGTGGATGCTGCGTCAGTGCTTGTAATAGTAAGATTACCATTGGTAATACTTACGTCACCACTAGAGTTTATAGTTACTCTTTCACTTCCACCAGTAGAAAATCCAAGCGTGTTTGCTCCTGCACGATACATACCAGTATCAGCATCAGAATAAAAAGTGTGTGTTGGAGAACCTGCAGAACCATTTGTTGGACCTACTGCACCACTGACTGATAGCTTTACTGCACTATCAGGGGTCATTCCAACTCCAACAGCATCATTAAACGTAGCAGCACCAGCCTCAGACATATCAAGAGTAAGGGCAGTTATATTTGAACCACCATCATTACCTCTTATTAATACATCACCATCTGATATTGCATTGCCAATTAACAAATTATCACTGCTTTTAGCCATAAATCCATAAAGAGTGCCACCATCTTGAAAATTTACATCTCCACCATCAGCATCAAGAATAATATCACCAGCTACATCAATGGTAAAATCGCCAGATGAATTTGCTATGTTTCCAGTAATAGTTACACCTGTGGCGCTGGTGGCGAGTTTGGCAGAGCCATCGTAGTAAGCAGTGACCGCACCATCTGTGCTTAAAGTCAGCATAGTCTCAGCGGCTTCGCCTTTATAAAAGTTAATTCCAGAGCCATTGCTATAAAACGCTAAAATACCTGTTCCATTTTCATAAATGCGGCTACCACTACCATCATGGTAAATCTGTAGGTCAGACCCTGCGCCAAAGATGGCTTTGCGGTTATCCAAGAAGTGTAGATCACCTGCACTTGTTAGACGCATACGTTCTGTAGCTGCACCAGATGTGTTAGTTTTAAATACAAGAGCACTAGAGTTAGTAGAAGTATCAAATGTATCTTCTGCTAATGCTTCAATGGATGCACCCACAAGAGCACCAACACTACCACCAGTTTGATTGGGGGAGCTAAATTCAATTTTACCCAATACATCAGTTGCTACGATGCTATCGTGAGATGTTTGAATTGAAAGTACATGACCAGAGCCTGTCTTACCAATAGTGTTTTGTGAGAAGGTTACAACACCACCAGAAGAAATAGCAATTGCATCAGCATCAGAAGCAGAACCAATCGTACCTGCATTATCAATCTTAATACTACCAAGTGTAGCTACACCATCTAAAAACATATCCTTAAACAAAAGACTACTTGTACCAATATCAAGTGTATTGGTAGTTTTAGGTTTAATCTCAGTGGCACTTGCTACAAAGTCTTGGACAGGACCAAGCACAGTAATAGGACCACCTTCTGCAGATGTTCCATCATGTGTGTGTCCACTTGTACCAAAGGCACTTTCAATTGCGTCAAATTCACCATCTAAGTCTGAAGCATTAATAATGTTACCATCAGCAATGTTATTAGATGTATCGTTTCTAGTGTAACCTGTTCCCATTTTGGTTTACCTTCTCGTGTTTGTACCAAATTCTATTGTGATTGCATCAAGAGAAAATGGTGGGTCTGTACTGTCTGATTCAAACTGTATGGACCCTGTAAATCCTGATCCAATTAATTGTGTCTCAAAGAGAGTTAAAAGTTTAGTGCTATACACTTCTGTTGATCCATATGATGCCTGACCATAAAATGCAACTTGCCCTGTACTATTAGCAAAATCTATTTCAGTTGGCTGTATGCTATCTTTTTGGTCAAAGTCTAATTTAAGACTCATATCAAATGAAACACTACCCTGTGGGTCTGTGTACAAATACGCTTTATAAAACGTTTTACGTACACGTGGATCATTAATTGGCATATAAGGTGTAGCAAATGTAGTTTGTATATTAGCCCCATCAAAGTTATTGCCATCTTCCATTTGGTATAAATAACCATCGTCATTACCAAATACAATTGTTTCTGTGTTTTGATAAAACCTACTGTCTGCTACATATGCACGTATGCCTCGTGTTTCTGCCCATGCCATACCCTCACCACCTTGACCAGCAAACTGTGTGCCTAGTATACCTTGAGCATTTTCTTGTGTAATGTTATTGTTATATCCTAATATTCGATATTGTGATTTACCACGAACAACTACACTTGCAAAAGATGTGTTTGTTGAAATAAAACTTGTCACTTCTTTCTGTATTGTTTTAGACACGTTACCGAGTCCAAAGTCACCAATACGATCTGTACCACTAAGTAGTCTTAAACCATCTGGCCCTAAAAACATTACATCACCACCAACCTCTTGTATTGTGTCTGTGTCTACACATCCAATGTCTAATGTTATTGGTTGTAGGTTAAAGTCTGCAATGGTATTACCAACAAGTTGCATTATAGAGGTTTCAGTAAATATAATTAACTGTTGTCTAAATACAACTAGTCCTGTTATTGTTGTTCCCAAGGAGATTGTACCAGAACCATTTGCTGCTGTAAAGTCATTATCTGTATATGGAGCAGTAAAAGTTAATAAATTACTTTTGCCAAAAAACAGTTGGTTTTTAAAGTTGACTACAAAACTTGCACCATTAACATCTGTAGGAGCATCATTGAGTGCAGTAAACGTAGTGTTGTCGTATAGTGCAGGAACGTTAGTACCATCTACTATGGCAATTTTTTCTGTTCCTGTATAGTTATACCGTGCAAATCTAGTTTTACCAGCACTTTCTCTTGATGTACTTAAAAAAGTTATTGCGGCATTATCTGCTGGTGAACTATCTAATGCAGGACTAATTGCTAATGTAGCACCACCAGAACTTACCGTTGCATCTGCAGTTACCCTGTAAATTTTATCTGTTGTACTACTAAAAGTTAAATCTACGTCATCTGCTATTGATTGTGCTGATGATATAACTAAATTTTGTTGGTCTGACAGGCTTGATACAGTTGTTCCATCAGCAATACCAGTTCCAGTTACTGTCATACCTGCAACAATAGTACCATTATTATTATCTACTACAAGTGTGGTAGTGCTTGATGTAGCTCCGTTAACTTTTGCAGTAGGTCCAGCAGCAGCAATTTTAAATATGTCATGCTGTTGTGGTGCAGAAGTTAAACCATCTACTACAAGACTTGAACCCGATTGACTTGCACCATTTACAAGTACAGTACCATAACTAGGAACATTTATTTGTGTTATGTCACTAGAAGATACTTTAAATAAATCATCATTCTTTGCTACAATAACTCTGTCTAAAAATACGCCACAACCAAGCATAAGATAGTTTGACGCAGTGCTTGTAAACTCCACAGCATCACCATTGGCAGGAGAATTATCTGCATGTATTGTAGGTGTAAAGGTAAGTGCGGCTGTTCTTTCACTAGCATTATAGCTAACACCACCAGACGAAATAGTGTAAATGTCGCTAAATGTAAGTTCTAAGTCTTCTGCAAGGTCTAGCCCTGTAGACAAAGTTACAGTGCTTCCACTTATAGATGATACGGTAACACCTGTTGGAATGCCTGTGCCACTTACATCCATACCTGCTTTAATTGTACCAACAACAGTGTCAACAATATGTGTTGTATTATCAGAGTCAGGAGCATTAAATGTTAATGTAGCATCATCAGCTATAGATTGTGCAGAGGATACGACTATATTATTTTGATCTGTAACTGTTGTTACTGTAATACCAGCATCAACGCCATTTATTGCAACAGTCATTCCTACAACTATAGTTCCAACATTACCATCTACAGCGATGTTAGTTGAACTAGAAACTGTACCGTTTACTACTGCAGTTGCTGTATTATTTACTTGTGCAGTAGCATGTGTAAGTTTAAAGGTGTCGCCAACAACAGGAGTAGTTCTAACATTAGCTATATTTAAAGTGCCACCAGATTGACTTGCACCATTTACTACAGGATCACCATACGGTGGGATAATACTACTGTTATATTTTGTATATCCTTGGATACGTCTATAGCCACCCTCAATAGATGGTTCAAAGTTTTTAAGAACACGAGCAGAACCTGCTGCATTAATACCCTGCTGCAACGGACTCATATTGGTAATAAGCCCCCCACGAAATTCAACGGGGTATGTTTGGCGAGTTGTTGGCATATTTAGTTTACTCTAAATGAATTAACCGAAGTACGACTACGATCTAATACAGTAGACCTAACATAATCATATCTATTGACGTACAAGCTACGCATGTTTTTAATCTCGTCTATAAACTTTCCTTGCACTAAATTAGCCTCTTGTGTTTCTCCCCTAAACATATATGCATAGTGCATTGCACCCTCAACAATAATATATCTAAATTGTTCAGGTATAGTAGGAACATCTGTAGCATTAATTAAATCTACAGGAAGTCTATAGTACTCATATACAACTGTGTACGCTTTATCTGGTGCATTTACAAATCCAAACTCTTG